GATTGTAATACAGGAAATACAGTCACTCAATACGACCAACCCATTATGATTAAAATCAATTGTATTTTTATCATAAAGACATATCATCATATCCACCGCCAGTTAGGTATTATTTCTAATTTACTAAATGTCCCACTCCAGCTTATTGTGTTATTACCAACTTGAAATAAAGGAAACTCTCCAGCCATATCATTATTTTTTAAAAGAGTATCCTTGTAAGCATCCATCAATTCGCTGTTGATAGTCATATAACCACTTACATTTGTAAGATTAATTATATTGCTATTAATATTGAGGGTTATAGAGCCTGTACCATATACTTTTATAGTTGGTAGACTAATTGCTGTGCCTGGATTAAAAATTGTTCCTGGGATTGTTAGGGTAATTATAGGATTATCTATACTTTTTTTATAAGGTTGTACTTTCCATATTAAAGGAAATTCCCCTAACTGATCTAAAGATTGAGCAATATCAATTTTATTTATCAATCTAGCTTCATATTTATAATCCTGCCAGTTAAAAATCAAGTCTCCACTACCTTGTAACCACGCTTTTACTTCATTAATTCTAGTAAAATCCATTAAAGTACAAACTAAAGGTAATGTATAACTTTTCTTAGCATTGTGGTCTACGGTAAGATTACCATCTCTACCGATAATTTCTATTTCTTCAATATCACTTTCAGGAATAACATCTGGAGGTAGTTGATTAATTACTATTCCATAATCTAAATAGCTATCTTTAATATTAAAATAAAAGCTAGGCATTTTTTTTATTAAATCCATTATTTACTACCTCCCAATTCTTTTTGCTTCATATAGAATTGTAATTCTTCTGCTAATTCTTGAACATCTTCTTTTCTGTTATTAATAAAAGTTCCAATAGTAAGAGTTAGACCATTAATACCTTTGCTGTTGTTTTTAGCCATCTCCATAGATACATCATGTGGAATTATTCTTGTACCAGAAGGTAAATCAACTATTTCACCACCGACCTCATTAATATGCGTTAAACCACCTTGCCAATTATCCGTACCGCTGGCATTTTGGCCTATTGATCTACCATCTTTACTTTCTACGTATTTTGTTGTAACTGTTGCGTTTTTATCTTTAATTTTAGTTTTATTGAATAAGTTAAGTACATTCTGGACACCATCTATTAATTTTTTAATACCCCCAAAAACTGAGCTGAAAATATTAGCAACATTATCTAAACCGGGTTTTACAAAATTATAAATTCCTTTTACGTCTTTAATAAAATTAGTTATTGCATCAATTACTTTTGCTATAACCCAAACCAATACGGGGAAAACAATCTCAAATATAGCTTTGATGCCAGGCATTGCCTTTTTAACAGTATCCCATAAACCCATTATTATAGGCATTAAATCAGTTCTTATAGTTGCCACTAATTTATCAAAAGATGGTTTAATGTAATTGTACGCTTGCATAACTGCATCTTTCATTTTCGGGAAATTCTCAACGAACCATTTGGCTAATATTCCATATATAGGTAAAACATTTGTATTTATAAAGTCACTAGCAACTTTCATCACATTTTTAATAACTGTAAAAGCATCGCTTACCGCTTGTTTAATCGCTGGCATATAAGGTTGTATCCATTTATAAAAACTATCAAATGCCGGAACCAAAACAGTTGTTACATAATCTGCCACAATTTTAAATATATTTTTTATGGCATTAAAAGCGCCTACTGTAAATTCTTTTATAGCTGGCATATTAGATTTTATCCAATCACCTAAAACTTTTGCAACTTCACCTAATTTATATATAGCTCCTTGCCAAGTTCCAATTAAAGCATCAGGATCTCCTGCACCTTTTATTCCATCTATAAAAAATCCCCACGCATCTTTTGCATTTTTAAAAACATTTTCTATAAAATCCATAGCAACTCCAATGGCATTTTGTATTTGTGGCATTTTATCAAGTACCCATGTCAAAAAACCACCAAGTATAGGTAACAATTTGCCACCGATAGCCTCACTTACTTCTCCAAACTGATTTTTTAATATTACAAGTTTACCGGCGAACGTAGTTCCTGCTGCTTTTGCACTATTCCCAAACTCGGTTTCTAATTCTTTAAGAATAACTTTTTGTGCGCCAGCTACATCACCATGTTTAATCATAGCAGCTATTGAATCTTTTTGAGCCTTGGTGAATGTTACGCCAACTCTACTTAATGCCGTAATACCTTTAATTGGATCATTTAAAGCCTTACCTAGTTGTATTGCACTACCTTTTGCATCTGTTCCAAGTGCGGTTGCCATATTTAGCATTGTTTCTGTAGCCATAGGAAAGACGTCTTTACCTATTTTTGTAAAGGTTAAAAGAAGATTTTGACCACTTAATATCTCATCATCTGAAAACTTGGTGAGTTTTTGTAATCCACTAGCTATATCTTGTACACCTTTTGCAGTCATACCACTGGCACCTTTTGTGCTTGCTAAAACTGCATTTAATTGTGATACTCCAGCTTCTGCTTCTGCTGCATCATCTATAAAACCTTTAATTCCCATTCCTACACCTAATATAGTACCAACCTTTAACAATGTACTTCCTAATCCTTTAAATGCATTTTCCATGCTATTACTCGTAGCCTTACCTTTTTTATCTATCTTATCAAGTTTGCTTTCGATACCATCATCTTTTAAAAGAATTGAACCGAATATCTCAAAAATTTGGATTTTAATTACCTCCCTTCTGTTTTGACTGACTTTCCTGGTCTGCTTTTTTTATTGCTTCAGCCTCTTCAATAATTTTCTTAATATCAAGTTTGCTGTTATTTTCATTTTTAGGTTTAAAAACTTTATTTTTATAATCTGGAAAACTCATAAAGTTTATAGGTTGTCCATCATTCATTCTTCTATAATCCTGAAGCCACTGAGTCCATAATCTATCTACTGCATTTTCTTCTTTGGCTTTTATATACATCTTTATAACTACATCAAAATCAAATGACATTAAAAATTGCATATCTGAGTATCTATGCATCAAAGTATCTAAAAGATCATCTTCTTCTACTTCAATGCCAACTTGAAAAAACTTTTCAATGTCTCGTCTTCAAATATTGCTTTCATTGCATCCATAAATATTACTGGATCTAATAATTCTTTTTCTGCCTTTTCTGATATTGCACTTACAAATTTATAAACCTCTTTTTCAGCGTTTCCAATATTTTCAACAAAAATCATAATCGCTTCTATTTGCATCTCATTTATTGCAGTTTCTTTTATCTTTTCAAATTTATCTGCTCTTTCTTCTTCGGTCATTTTACCTTCAGGCATTTGTATATTAGTTGCATCTTTAGCTAACTTTTTAAGTTCCTCTCTAATCCCCATTTTTTTAATTATTCTTATAAATATAAAGAAATCTGGTGTTGTTAATTTTCTCATTTTTAATAATACCTCCAATATTTTTATAAAAGAAAAGACATCCTGTTAAGGATGCCTAGTTGTTTGTAACTTTAAGTGCAGTAAACGTAGCTAGAGCAATACCACTTAATGATTTAACATCAAGTGCATCTGCAACAGGCTTGATATATTCCACTGTAACAATTTGACCTGAAGTAGCAGGAGTAGTAAGAGTTAATTCTATTGTATTTAAATTATTCACTCCTCTTACACTTGTTGTAACTACATCAGCTACGCTGTTAACTTTAACTACAAAACCATCTTTAGGTACTGTTACCCCAACAATACCTGACAATGTTAATAATACCTTAGCATTAGCAATTATGGGTGTACCAATAACATAGAAAGGCACGCTATTTTTTGCTTTAGGGTATCTAACTTCATAAGGTAATATGTTAGGTGTCATAGGGTCTTGAAAAGCACTAAAAGTAATAGGTAAAACATTATCTTTATCATCTTCCGTTTTAAACTTCAACCCATCAGTATTTAAAACATTCTTAAGGATTACTATAACTGGCTTCAATGATCCACTTATTTTACCTACTAGTGCTATATTATCTAAATAATCTGTATCAGCTATATAGGTTTTGCCTGTTATAATATCATAGTCAACGTTAGTTGCACTATCTACCTCGCCTAATAAAGCCATTTTAAGTATGTCAGTAGTTACTTCTAGCATATTTGTTTTCATAGTTATTTCTGTATCTGTAATAAATCTTAAGCCTTTTGAAACTCCTTTTACTCCATCCACTTTTACATCTCTTGTTTTTACAGTAACTGAAAATTCATTCCCTCCAGCAGTTGCCCCTATTAAAATTTCTTTGCCTACTATCCCATAATTTTTATATAATGCACCACTATCCAAAAGTAAATTCAAAGGTGTTAAAGCACTATAACCTATTACGTTTTCACTATTTTCTGGCATCTTATTACCTCCTTGTTATTTGTTTTTAATTAAATTTATAAACTTTAACTGTATATCTCAATTCTCGTCTTTGTATTCCTATCATTTCATCAGGCAATTCTAACCTATAAGGTGTATTTCTATTAATAGATGCTTGCATTGCATCATCTATATAATGAAACCTATTTAAAGCCTTGTGAATAGCATCTGTAATAGCTTCAATATTCCTTATATCTGTATCTTTATCGTCCCAAATATTAACCGATAACAAATTTGTATCTGAAAAACTATTATTAGGTAATATGTTTGGGAATTTAATTGTACAGTAAGGGTAACTTTTTGTTTCTGTTGTAGGATAATGTCCTACAAAACATGGACATAGAGGTTCAATTATTCCACTTAATAAACCATATAATTTTAACATTTAAGCACCACCTAACTTACTGCGATAAAGAGATTCGGCCACATTTATTATTTTAGGTATCGAGTTCATTGCTCCAGGCTCTAAAAATGGCTGTGCTGTTTGCTTGCTGGTTCCTTTTTCAACCATAATTCCATATGGAGCATCTGGAGTAACTCCAATATAAATTCCTTTATTAGCTTCCATCACTTCACTAACAATGCTTTTTTTTAAATTACCTGTTAAAACTGGTGTTAAACTTTGTGCTTCAGCTACGCAAAGGACCCCAACCTTTTCACAAAATTCTTTTTTATTAGCGTTTAAAACTCTTTTAACATCGTTCACATAGCTTTTATATGCCATTAAAACACTCCTTTCGGGTATAAGAAAAACACCCATTATATAACGAGTGTTATAAGATATTAGCGTATACGCCTTGACAATTTACAATTCTAAGCATTGTTTTAATGCTAGTATCATATTCTTTTTGTAATTGTTTTTGGGTGTAACTCCCTGTTGCGTATTTGTTCCTAATTTCTTCTGCTTCTTCTTTGCTAAATCTTCTATTTGCATCTGATAATTTTTTTCTAGTCGTTTCTTTTATAACCCTGTTCTTAGTCGCTATACCTATTTTGCGTTTTACTTCTTCTGTAAGGTGTAGCCCTGTTTTTATCATTCTTATTTTGTTTTTAGTTTCTTTTGAAGGGAAGAAACCTTTTGTAGTTCCACCGCCATAACAAAGATTATAATATTCATTGCTTTCTACTGCGTTATGGTTTTTGATAAACTCAACTTCTAAATCGTCTAATTCTTTTATAGAATAACCTATCGCAACTATTTCTCTAACAAAGCTTTTTCTGCCATATTTTTTAATTGCCTTCTTGAATGTGGTCCCACTACCTAAATAATTTAGCCAACCATCCCTATACATCTTTTGTCCTATATATCTTTTCCTATTAACTATATTAGTTGTTATATAAATAAACCCATAAGGTTTTACTTCTTCCAAATTCATCATCCCCTTACATATATTATACTACGTATAGACGTGCACGTCAATGGTTATTTACATATATACGTACATATGATATACTATATTAAAGAGGTGATACTATGAGAAAGAAATTTACAACTAGTTTAGACGAAAAAGTTATAAAACAATTAAAGATTCAAGCGGTTATAGAAAACACAGACGCTAGTAAAATTATCGAAAAATTATTAATAGAGTATTTAGAGTCTACTGAAAAGTAGGCTTTTTAAATTCCTAGGCAAGCAAGTTCTAGGTAATCCCAGTTTATTATTGTTTTAACTTCATATTTCTCTACAACTAGCTGAGGATTTGTATAATAGAGCACGGTTCCTATCTTTATATTTGCATCAAATTCCATGAATATCCTCTTTGTACACTCAATATCATAACCATAATTCTTTAACAATAATGCTCGGCTATAAGGTTGCACGTCACACATAATATCTTTTACCCATGACAATACACCTGGAATAAATATTCCATCAACCTTAGTGCCAGGTGCCTTATTATATATACCTACTTTATAAACATCAAACATATTATAATCACCCCATTAATTTGACCATTGGAAGTGGCAATAAACCTTTAATATCATCAGACATTAAAAAAGTTGATGCCTTATAGGTTTTACTCCTTGATCCTTGGCTTTCACTTTGTATATTTTCTTTACCCTTAGAGCTATAGGTGTTGTAAACAAGTGCTATTATAGCATCATCAAAATTAACTTCTATATATGCGCTATCATATTTGTTATTAAGATAATTTTTAATGAACGTAATGGCACGATTCTTATAAATAATTAATGTTGAGTCCGAATATGCATCAATATTAGGCAAAAGTATATGCAAATCTTCAAGAATCATATTTATTCACCTTCTTCAGTTGAGTCATTTTCTTCCTTTTCAAATACTACCTTTTTAACTAAATTTAAAGCTTCCAATCCTTTAATCTCAGATGCTAGTATATACATTTTTTCTCCAATAGAGTGAATCTCTTCACCATATTTTATGTTAGCAAGCACTTTAACTTTTACCTTTTTAGGTACTTTGATTTCATCTTTTACAAGATCCACTTCTGGTAATTCATCTTTTTTAACATCTTTTTTATCATTCATTAAAATCACTCATCCTTTCTATATAAAAATAAGAGGGTATAACCCCTCTTTGATCTAGTTTTTACTATTAATTAACTGTTGCTATAAATAAATTGTCTATACTCTCAAACGATGGTAATGTGATAGCAGAAACCTTTGTAATTACATTAACTGGATCCACCTCTTTAGAAGTAGTTATTGCAACTCCTAGATTAACTATAGTTACATCTGCATTAGCTCCAGCCATAAGATCACTTTCTTCTGGAGTAGTACCAAAGTAAGTATTTCCTAAATTACCATCAGGTAATAACGAGAAAACATCATCTGGGAAGAATAAAGTTGCTGCTCCATCATAATTTTTAAACATTTTGCTATAAACTGCTACAACCAAGCCAAGTTTAGCCTGTATATATTGTTTCATCATTGCATCAGTCATAATAACATTTAATCCACCGGTAGGATTAAGGTCGAGTTTAATGGAGTTGTTCATAAGTAAGTAATTCCAAGTCTTTCTAGTGCAAACTGCCTTTGTTGGTCTACTTCCTGTATCTCCCTCCACTTTGTCCTGCCATCTTTGAATATCCTGTATAGGTGTAGCAGTAGTTAGAGCTGACCACTTAGCAGTAGTAAGTAAAGCCTCTTTGTGAGCTGCAAGGAATTTATAATCATAATCGTAATTTATACGATTAGCAATTATAGAAATTTTTCCGCTTGAAAGTAATTGCATTCTCATTCTTTCAGCAGCAACTTCGGCGCCAGTTACTAAGTTTGCTACATCATCATAAATTGAGGTTATTAAAGGCTCTACTAAAGCGTAATTAGCTGAAGCATATACTTTGTTTAATTCCTGTCTTTCTTTTTCTCCAATTCTCATTGATTCTTTGAAAAAAGGCATCTCAGTTTCAATTTTATCAAACCCTATTCTATCTCTCAAAGTTGCTTTTGTATCAAATGCACTAGGTTTTAATATAGCTGGTAATCCCTTAGATCCTTTAATCCAAGAAAGATCTAAACCTAGTTGTTTCTTTGATGGGAAAAGAGTAGCCCCCATATATGGGATTGTTAATGATGGATTATTAGTGTAATATATTCCAATTTCTTTTGATTTGAATAAGTCATAAATATTAGGCATTTATATCACCGTTCCTTTCTTATATTATTTTAAAAATAGTACTCTGGACTTTAAAGCAGAAATTGCATCAGCAGTTGGAGCTTCAGGTAATTTATTTATATCAACAAAACCATGAATTAACATTGCACCTGCAGCGTCACCAAAGGTCACATCTACATCATTTAAAAGTACACCCTCAGCGTCCACACCAGCACCGGCTATAGTTGTAGCTGCGCCTTGTGTATTGTGCTTAGTTGCCAAAGTTGCAACATTACCAAAAATGGTATTAGCTCCACCATTTCCGCCGACAATAGTTCCAGCAAGTACTACCTTTTTACCATCAGTGTTAGCAACTATACCAGCATCATCTACCATTACTGGTATTGATACATAGTGATCTGCAAATTTTAAAATCTCATTTACATTTGTATAAGTTGTTGAATTGAATTTCATTATAATTTCCTCCCTTTATTCAAAATAATTTTTGGTTGTTGAAGCTTGTTTTTGTGATTCTTGAGCTTGAAGTGCGAGTTTCATTCCCATAGAATTAGGATCTGGACTACCTTTTTCATTTGGTGGAACATATCCACCTTTTAATTTTTCAGCTACCATTGACGCAACGCTGGAATTAAGTATTCCTTCAAACTTAGTAAGATTATCAGTAGTTGAAGCTTCATCAGCGCCAATAAAATAATCTACTAAATCAGTAGGCAATTTTTTATCACTAAGCATTTTCAACGCGTTAGTTTTCAAGTCTTTCCTTGAAGATTCTGTTTTCATTTTTTCCATTTCAGCCTTCATATTTTCCATTGCAAGTTCATTTGGGTCCTTGGTTGGAAACTTCTTTTTCACTTCGGCATCCACTAGCGCACCTAAGTTATTTGTTTTAAATGTCTCAATGCCTTTAGTCAAGTGCTTATCTTTTTCACTGTCCATGAAACTTTTAAAATCAGAATCATTCATTTTGCTTTTAAATGCTTCTAAACCACTAAATTTCTTTACCAGTTCAGAACCTTTTACAGCTTCATCAACGTCATCCTCATCTTTTAATGTGTCTATTAATTTTATTAAATCTTTTTTTAACATTAATATCTCTCCTTTAGCCCTTCTAACAACTTTAAGTCCCTAGAAACGCAATTAATTTTTATATAAAAAAGCACCTTATTTCTAAGATGCTTAAATACCTTTATCTACTAGCCATTGATCATAATTTTTATAATCAATAATATCCTTAGTTTCATTATCTTTTCTTTGGGTAGGTGTCCACCCCTCATAAGGTACATTTATTAAACAACAACGGCATGATGGGTGCAGTGGTGGCTCTGGATGATCTTCATCTATGTCCCAAATCTTACCGTCTAAACTAGCATCTTCATCCGCGGTTTTACCATCTAGAGTAGCCGACCACATTACCTGTTTTACACCAGTACTAATTCCAATATCATAACTTGCTTGAGTTTGTACCCTTGCATTTTCAGTATTTACTAACCTTTGACTTTCATAAGCAGCAACATTAAAAGTATTTTTAATATCCCTTCCTATTTTATCTATTGTCGTATCACCTTTCATAGCATCAGTTAAAGAATTTGAAAGTTTATCAATCATGTCAGCTTTATTTTTCCAAATCCTATCAGAAAACAATTCATCTTTATATTTTGAGTTTACTGCTGCATCAATAAACTTCTGACTCAGTATGTCAAATTTAAGTTTTATTTTCATCCCACTATCTAAAATATATGCGTTCTTGTAGTAGCTTTCTTGGTATGTGCTTTTTAAAATGCTAGTTATTTTTTCTACTTCATTCTGTCCTAAACTCTTGCCAATGGTTTTTAATTTTTTATTGGTATTAGAGGTTATAATGGCTTTCTGTGAAGAGTTTACTTTAATTAGACCATCTATAGCATAAGCAATAAAAAGAGCTCCTATGAAGTTGTGAACATCATTAAGAGCATCCTTTTGATTTGAGTATACTGTTTTCATTCCCTCATCAACATAATCTTCATTATCCAATACTATTTGTTCTATTTGCTTTCTATATTTTGGGTCAATCAATTGCACCACCCCTTCCTAATTTCCTTTTGCATAAGCATGTTTATAGGAAATAATATTAAATATTGTGCCTTGAGATACTGGATATTCTTTTGCTAATGTGACACATGAATAATTTCCAGTATCATATTTTTCTCTAATTTCTAATAACTGAATATCTGTTAATTTAGATTTGGCACTATCTGACATCTTTTTTCTTGATTCTTCTGTATAATGTAGTCCTTCGTTCCATGATTTTCTACCTTTGTTTGATTCTGATATTCTATGCCTTGTTTCAGTGCTATTTTTACCACCAAAGTGAGGATGATTTTCACCACTATATTTTTCTTTACGAGCTAATGATAATTTATATCTTGTTTCTTTTGAAACTATTTTACCTTTATGTATCTTCCTTATCTTTTGTTTTACTTCATCTGTTAATTTTAATCCAGTATGAGATTTTTTCATCTTATCTCTTGTTTCTTTTGAATGATGAATATTTTTCATAACAACATCACCGCCAAAAGAAGCATTATAGTAATTTTTACTTTTAACTGCATTATATTCTTTAATGAACTTTATTTCTAATTGGTTTAATTCTTCCTTAGAATTAGCAGTTGCAATAGTCTCTCTAGTAAAGTTTTCTTTGCCATATTTCTTAAGTGCATTTTTAAAATAAGTTCCACTTCCTAAATAAATTTTCCATCTACCGTTACCATAATTATCAAAGGTCTTTTGACCAATATATTTAACATTATTTATAGTATTAGTAGTTACATATATAAAACCATAAGGTTTTAAAGTTTCCATAACTATCACCTCACCTATTATTATACTACGTATAAACGTATACGTCAATAAGTATTTACGCAATTAAGTATTCATGATACAATATAATGAAGAGGTGATAATATGCGTAAAAAATTCACTACAAGTCTTGATGAAGAGGTCATTAAACAATTAAAAATACAAGCAGTTAAAGAAAATACAGATGCCAGTAAAATTATAGAAAAATTATTAATAGATTATTTAAAGAACTCTAATAAATAGGGTTCTTTTTATTTAGTCACTACTGGAGGATTTAAAAGGCTTTCTCCAATAGAGTTACTCTTTTGTTCCTCTTTTATTTTTTTCATTTCATTAGCAACATTATCAACAAAGCTTAATTGAGCTAAACCAGTTTCAGTGGATAAATTATCTCCTAATTGAGAAATAATTTGAGCTGTTACTAAATCATCACTTGGAATATTATAAGTAAACACTTGCTTTATATCCTTATAATCATAAGTATCTGAATTTTTTATATTTAAATACTTAAATAATAGCCTTAGTCTGTTTTTAGTACAGTTTACAACTGATCTTTCATCTAACGTACAAACATTTTCCAAAGAAATAAGTCTAGTTCTTAAAGCTAGACTGCTTGTATTGCTTGATAATTTTTCATTTGCATTTATATGGCCAGAAATTTGATATATCTTACTTTCTAAAGTATTTAAAGTATTTTGAATAAAACTATCATTAATATTTTTTATAAGCCAATTTACAGTACCCTCTTTATTAGGTATTTGAATAGCGCCTAACTCTTTCATTTTCGGTAAGTCAGTTTCTTCTACAGTTACACCAGTAAGCACTAAATAAGCACTTCTAAAGTCGGATATTTCATTTGTTATATCAGATAAATTAGTTTCATAAGCATCTTGGAGTCCTTTAATGTCCTGAAATAAAGTATCCTCTTCGGATTCTTCAGAAATGGTACAAATACTTATAGGCACCTCACCAAAATAATGAAGATCTTGCCCTTGAAGACATGCCTTGCCAACTCCACCTTTGTAATGCAATATTTTATCAACTAGATACACATCAATATAATCATTAGTATCAAATTTCTTTTTAAATACTCTAAGAGCTAATTGAATGTTCCCATTACCATCCTCTAACACATAACAATTTAATGGAGTTAGTATTCTTGAGCAAAAACCAAGATCATTAGTATAATAAACTTCATAGGCTTCGCCATATATTAAAGCATTCTTTAACAAGTTCTGATCATGCTTTTCTGACCAATGCGCTAAATTATAGTCTATTGCATTTATTATTTTTGCATCACTATTTTTACTTGTATAAGATATTTTATTCCCTAGAGTATAAGATACCTCTTCTTTTATAAATTTCTTTATATAATTCACTCTAGTTTTCAGGTTAGATCTATTTGTTACCATCTTATAATCTTTCAAAGCATCAGTATTGCCTTTAAAATAATCATACATTAACTTATTATTAGCTTTTTTATCATTGAAATCAGCATAACAAGAGTTCAATAATTTTTCAGTTATTTCCATTTATTCTCACCTCCCAAATAATTCATTTAAAGTCCAAGTAAATGCCTATCAAAAAATTGTACCTTTTGTATTACATCATTCTCATTGCAAGCATATCGAAGAGAGTCGATTCCGTGATTAAATTTATCAATAGGTTTATTAAAATAAATACCGTTTTTATCTTTCTGCCAAGTATAGTTTCTAAATTCATCTATTATAAAATTACATTTGCTGTGGATAATAATATTAAACTGTTGCAAATATTGTATACCGTTAAGAATACTGTCTTTGCCTTTAGTAGCTCCTGTCATTCTATCTATGCCATTACGTTTTAATTCTTCAATTGACTTAGGCTCAGATGAATCACCTATTATCTTTTCTTTTCTATAGCCCATGTCTGTAATTTTTTTAGCAATTTCGTCATTAGTTAAACCCTTCTCTTGAAACTCATCAAATACCCATAAATTCTTATTAGTTCTATCTATTAAGGCACATATGAATGCTGTAGGGTCATTAGTATAACCAAAATCAACCGCAAACACTGCTTCAATAGTTTTACTATGTTCCTTGATAATTTCTTTAAAATCGAAGCACTTATCTTGCCAATTATTAAAAATAAGTTTATCCAGGGTAGCAAATTCACCTAATGCGTAAATCTTATAGTACGTAAAATTGGTTATTTCCATTTCTAACAAAGCATCTATATAATCTTGTGGTAAAAACTTATTATCCTTAAATGTAGTATGTAATATTGTTATATTATCATGATTATAAGAAACCTCATCACTAAACCACATATTATAAACCCAATTAGTTTTACTAACCGGATTAAACATACAAATTATTTGATTATGTACATTTTTAGAACGTAGTCTAAGATTTAATTGTGTAAAATCATCTAGTGTTAACTCTGTGCATTCTTCAACTAAAATATCATCAATGTTAGCTATACTTTTAATCTTCTCGTTTTCATCAAGGCCTTTAAATATTATTTGTGATCCATTAGGTAAATCTATTGTTAATAATGTTTCCCTAATTTCACATTGAGGATATAACTGCCAATCTGCTAATACTGTTTTAAATAATGCAAATATAGAATCTCTTAATGTATTGCTAACTTTTCTTATAACTAAACATTTTCTGTTAGGATATTTTAAATATTTAAGTACTAATTTTTGTACTGCAAAATGTGATTTACCACTTCCTGCGCCTCCATAAAATATATTGAAACGTTTTGTATAATCTTCAAGTGATGGTAAATAAGCATCATTGAATAATTGCTTGGATATTTTAAAGTTTTTAAGTTGTGAAGTTGCTATATTGACCACCTCTCTTATATAAGAAAAGCACTCCGTTAAGAGTGCTCATATTGTTTAACTAGCTTATAAAATGTAGTTTTCTTTAGTTCCAATATTTTCATTACATCTACGCCTGATATATTACCTTCATTCATCATCTTATAATATCTATCCCACTGCTTAGGATATTCTATAGCTTTACGTCCTTTAAACTTGCCCTGCTCTACTGCAATTGCTATGCCTTCCATTTGTCTGTCCTTAATGTAATCTCTCTCTAACTGTGCTACAGCTCCAAATATAGTTAACATAAACATTCCAGTAGGTGTGGTAGTATCTATTGATTCTTTAAGAGATACAAATATAATACCTTTAATATTTAATTGTTCTACTAGTTCTATAAGGTCCTTGGTATTCCTTGCAAATCTACTAATGCTATCTACTATTAACTTATCACCATGTTTTAATGCAACCATCATATTGTTTAACACCGGCCTGTCAGTAACATTCTTTCCACTAACCTTCTCAATATAAACATTCTCTAAAGGTATATTAAACTCTTTAGCCTTTATCTCTTGTCTAATTGTATTCTGGTCTTTGCTTGATACCCTAATGTAAAAATATGTTTTCAATATAATCACCCCTTAATATACTATATGGTAATTATATCAAATAGTTCGTTTAGTGTCAATTATATTTAGCGCACTATATGTTTCTTTTTTAAATAAAAAAAATATTGTTAGGGTAACCCCCGCATAATCAATCTAAAAAAGAAGCCTACCCCCCACCTTACTACTTATTACAATATTTATTAATACTGCATAGCTCGTTTAGAGTACACTTTAAACGGTAGTATTCTAATGCCCTTATAAGCCACTTAAGTCACTTGTAATTGTACAATTTATAGTTCATTTAGTTTATTAAGTTTAGTTGAACTAATCTTCTAATGTTACTGTAATGCTACTGCCATTGCTAGTAATATCCTTATGTTCTATTAACATGCCCTTATATTTAGCTAATAGTTCTGATGCCTTGAGACGATCACTGTGCCTAGCTCTTGTGTCCATTGCAATACTTTTAATATTGGAGACTATCTCGGCTACTGTTACATCAACATTATCCATATAACTATCAATCAAATCATTGATGTACTTCTTAATGTTTGTATTTGTAAGTAGTTGACACGCATTGCTCTTACAGGTATTATCACTATTATCCTCACCATATGCACGTCTGTATGCTTGTAGGCCATTAAGATCTACTATATACTCTATACAAAATTGTTTCTGCCGATCATTCAGCATATATTTTGCTTTGCCTACTGATTTTACCTTATCCTTAATCACTCTGCTTGCCATTTAATTACCTCCAATCTACTTTATATTATTTGCACTTAATTTCATCAATACCCCAATGCTCCTGCATCATTGCCATGTACCTATTGCTTTCAAGCTCTTTCTCTAACTCTTGGATTTCTCTATTAGTACTATTGGTAAACTCAATTAGTTGTTTAGCAGAAAGCATACTAGGCATGTAAGATAATATATATTTCTTTTCTGCTATAGCTTCTCGCATTTCATTTTGATACATCGCATCCAATCACTCCTTTAATTAAAAAGGGACTAACTAATTAATAGCTAATCCTTTAACTCTTTTGGTACATATTTCATTATTAATTACATTTGCTGTAGCCTTTAATTGTCTAGCTGTTAATTTACCGTCTTTTCTACGGCTATGATATTTAGTATTACTTAGATCAGTATTATTTATATCCGTATTATTATATACCCTATGCTTACCATACACTGGTTTAACCATAGGGTGGTTTATAGGGGTATGGTTTATGTCGCTAGAATCAAGCAGGTCATACTCATAGCTGAATTTACCATTGCTCAAACTATGCTTATATTGCACTAAATACCCTGCTTTTTTTAATTCATCCCACGCACCTTGAAAAGCCGTTTCGCCTTCTGTACAATCTCTCTTTAAAGTAGTTTTATATAATATAAAACCCTCTATAGTAATATAAGATTGAATTAAAGAATATAATCCTTTAGCCTTAAGGCTCAAATCATTATCTCTTAAAGCTGAATTACTAACCTGGCTGAAATATACTTTCTTTTGTTTAAATGAACCACTTAAATTACTCATTTCATTTAATCACCTCCAACATTTTAGGAAGTGGGAAGTAATTATCCTCCAAACTTCTTTGCAAATAAAAAGCAACCTACTGAGATAACCTCTCGCAAGTTGCTTTTTTACAATATATATAATTTTAACTATTTATAGTATATCCTAATAAAATGGACATTCCTACCCCACTTTCATTTTATTTTTTCTTTTTATTCTGGCCAGTATTCTATAAACTGTTTTTTCATTTATGCCTAATTCTTGTGCAATCCTAATACCACTTTTACCCTCTACATCTTTTTTATAAATAACTTTATACGGTAAACCTGTAAGCCCTTTTAACTTAATACTCATATATTCTTTTTGCTCCATCATACCTTTTAACAATATACGTTGTTTCTCTAGCTTAGCATCAATCCTAGCCATTTCAATAACAGAATCAACATAAAACGGATCCCTTTTGCTTCCTTTAGGCATATCCGAATATTGTTGGCATCCAACTTCTCCAGGACCAGCTAAATCCCTTTGATGAATTTTGACTTCTGAGCATAATCTTTCTATATTCATTTTACAAATATCTATATCTATACATAAATCTTTGTAAGTATCAATTGCATACATTTAATCATCCTCCCACTTATTTATGTTTACATTTAATTTCTTTTCAAGTATTTTATTTCTGATAGTTAATCCTATCCATATGCCTAAGAGTATTAAAATTCCTACTGGTATGTATAAAGCTTTCATTTTATCCCTCTTTTTTCTTCTCTTCTACTTTCTTCACTACTTATTACTAACAAGCTCCATGTGAGTAATCCTACACATAAACATAAAATTATTAAGATTATTGATAATATCATTATTAGCCTCCTTCGCTATTTTCTTGAATTGCGTATTACCAACCTTCAAATTCGCTTAATTCTGAATAATCTTTTTCGCTCATTTCAATGCACTTAATTTTTAAATCTTTAACAATGTATTCTTCACCAGTTTCTAATTCTTTTATTTCTTCTATGGCTCTATCAACATTAAAAACAAGACAGAATTCTCCTGTATATTCTCCTATTTCAACTTCAAAATCCTGTGGATTTGTGGCTGTAAATCCTTCATCTCCACATATAAAAATTCTATATACTTTAATCATCTTCGTTTTGATTTGTTCTTTTATAAATGCAGAAATATCATGTATTCCACCTAAATATAATCTTTCATCATCAAATCTTTTAAACATTTTTAATACCTCCTTGTATTCGCATTATAATCAGATTCCGTAACTATTTATCGTACTTTTCACCACAGAAAGGACAATATATAGCTGCATAGTATAATTCTTTTTTAGCATATTTCCCATTTCCATTTAAGCCCTTTACGATAACTGGAATATTCAATGTACTGAAAAATAGTTCATGTTCATTTTTAAATTCTGCCTCTTTAATTTTCCATTTTTTTAAACTATCAATCTTGCTTGATGCAGTTTCAATTATTATTTTCTTTTTTTCTTCTTTACAGTTACACATTTCTATTCCCCCTCAATCTTTTCAAATTCTATAACCCATACCCAAGGATTATCATTCCAGTTATTGTAAATTGAATCCCATAGCTGTCTAAACTCATGGATATATTCATCCGCGCTCTGTATGTCTGTAATTTGATAATTAAGTTTTATACCTTCTTTTACGCAGTCACCTGCTGTTGTTGCCATTATCATTTCAACTCTTACATCAGTTACTTTTAAAAATAATCTAGCTGCTTTTTTAGGCATATGAATTGATGGATGCCATCTATGTTCATTAAATTCCCACTGCTTAGGGCTTGCTTTATAATCATAAGGCCACCCTGTACCGCTTGAATTATTTGCAAATGTTTCTCTTACATAGAGAATGTCTCCAACTTGATAAGGTGCTTTGAAGTATATTGCATCTGTGTGTGTTTTACCTTCATATTCAAAAACATCACTATCTTTATAAAACCCTGCGAATAATTTAGTTTTTTCATTTAGATTATCAACTAATTTATAAAATTTATCCCTCCCGTAAAAACTAGGAGTATGCCCACTTAATTTTATAATTCTCCTAGTACATGTTTTGTTACCTTTTAGTATTGCTTGTACCATTGCTGTATTGAACAAAATTGGTTTTTCCATTACTTTTCTCCTTTCATGCTATTTTTAATAATTGTTTAAATATACTTTCAAAAATTGTAACTGGAATTGAATTTCCTCCTTGCTCATATAAAGCTGTTGTTCCATTTACCTTTGCTGCTGCATAGTAATCTGTATCTGCATAGCCTTGTACTCGCCAACATTCCAACTCTGTAAGCAATCTATACTGTCCATCTCCTAAATCAATCACGCCACTATTAGGGCATCTATTTTGCTTAGTAGTTATCGTATTGCAAAATTTATCTATTACTTTTAATCTCATACTATAAACTTTCTTATCCATTGCATACCTCCAATGCCTTTAATATAGTTACATTATTAAAAGTCTTTACGAATTTTACTAACTCTGGGTACTCTAGGCCTGTATCTGCAAATACTGCTGGTATATCATCATATAAATAATTTCTAACTATGTGGAGCAATACTGTACTATCTAGTCCACCACTAAAACTTACATACACATCACCATTCCAATAGTTATACCAATCCTGTATTCTTTTTTTAGTTAACCTAAGTTTTAATTCATATGGTAGGCCTTTACGCTGAGCAAAAGCCCAATCCTTTAACTTTAGATCTATGTCTTGAATATAAATTTATCTCACCCCTTTCTTAATGAACAATAATTATCTATTGAGACTACTAACCTTCGTACAATGGGCATTCTTCGTTTTCACAACTGCTGCAACATCCATAGCAAATATCATCATCAGTTCGCTTAGGTTCTTCCGTAAAGGGTAATCCACAAGCTTCGATTTCATCCATCTATTTAACCCCCAATACAGTGTTTTGAAACTTTTTACACATTCTATCTCTACGCTGTGAACTTATTCTTTCATTTTCAAACATAGCTTTTAGTCCTTCATTAATATATTTATCTAGCTTCAAACAATGTTGTTCAAACCTTGCATCAGCCATTAATATTGCAATATCTTGCTTGGATCCTTGTACAACTTTATTATTCATTCCTCTTCCTCCTCAGGACTTACATCAAAATGTCCCTCTTTTAAAAAATTTCTAACACCATACTTCAAAATTCCATAAATCTCTTCACCACTATCTACCTTATTTACAAAAACGGTACCGTTAAGAAATTGGTCTTGAATACTTCTCAGCCTAGCCATAAAGGAGACTGGCAAATATTCACTCCTGTAGTTGCCGGTTTTAATGTTATTTCTTCCATTTTCATCTTCTAAGACTAAAAACATTTTAATATGTTTTTCTTTGGCTCTACGTAATTCACGAATTAAACGCAAATCATCATGTGTATCTGTTTCCTCTGCTAAATTACCAGCCAATTCATCAACGCTATTCTTACGCTCTACACCGATGTTAAAATACAAATCCCTGTATATACCCATCTTTTCACACTTTGTGATAATAGCTGTGTAGTCACCTTCATCTATCTTTTGCTTTTTATAATTTATCCTTTTCTTATCAAAATAATCTAAGATATGCTGATTCTTCTTGTCATGCTCCCTACTATCAAAAAGTATTACTAAGTTTTCTGCTAAAAGCTTTTTAATCTCCGTATCTGTCAGTTTGTAATAAGAGTATTTCATATGATTTAAACAACCTCCGTTATCAATATTTCGACCCTTGGTTTATCTGAATACCACTTGTTAACATGTAAGCATACAACCTGGCTATCATCCTTATAAGCTAGTCCATTAAGCGCATCCAAACAAATCTTTCCCAAATTATCGGTATCCGGTTTTTTAACAGGTCTTACATCATTACTTAGCATTAAACTAGCATTTTTTTTACTTGTACTTTTAGTTATTCCAAAATAACAATCTATTTCAGCTTTAAGCATTCCGCCTAATGGATTTTGTTTGCTTATAATGAATAATTCTTTGATAAGCGTCTCGTAATTGACTGTTTTTACTGGTGTGAAGGTTCCAAATTTACATACTCTTGG